AAAGCATTAATCCTTTCACTGGTAAGAGTCTTGACTTTGAGGGAGATTCTTTACGTCTATTGCAAAGAATGAACGAATCTAGAGGCGATACTACTAGAACAGGAATGCCCCTTAGTCCTTATGGGCAAAATCTGCAACGGGGTGGACTTGTAATGTATGCCAATGGTGGTCAGATTGGCGAGGGGCAGCCACTTGAAAGAAGGTATGGTGAAGCAGCTGGTGGCGAGTCACCCGGGGGTTATTTCCCATTAGCAAGCCAAGCAGAGCCGGGTGCTCTTATGGGTTCAATTCGTTCAGATAGGAGAATAAAACCATTACAGCCTGATACTTATCTTCAAAAGATACCCTTAGCTAAACCTTTTTATAAATCAAATTTAGCTCACCCGCTTCATCAAGAAGAAGTAGAAGAGGTTCCAAAGCTTTCTACTGCTTATTTAGCATCCTTCGGAATGGAGACGCCTTTGTCTCGTAGGCAGGGTGCCTTATTGTATAGAAAAGGGATAGCGCCTCAAACTTTAAATCCACAGGTTAAGGGTTTAATTAACAGAGCTTTAGTGCAACGACTAACCAATGAAGACGATTAGTGGTATTAGATAAAGACAAAAGAGCCGAAAACAACCAAGATTTATACCGTCGCTGGCGTAATGCCCGTTCCGATTGGGATACGGAAGCCAGATATGACATTGACTTTTATCATGGCAATCATTTTACCAGTGAAGAGGTAGATGAGCTACAATCCCGCAATCAAGCTGACGTTCCTATGGATAGGATTGGCCCAGCTATTGAAAAATTTAAAGCAGTATTAACTTCCAGAGCACCTGCGTTTACTATGACGCCCAGAGAAGACTCCGATGTAAAGGTGGCCTCTGTATGGAGAACCATTATGGGGTATATTTGGAGTAACTCCAATGGAGACTGGCAGTTAAAACAGGCAATTCACGATTATGCTACTACCGGTATGGGTTATTTGTATACCTATATAGACCCGGAATCAGACTTCGGTAGGGGCGATGTCAAGTTCACTTATGTCAACCCATTCAGGGTATATGTCTCTCCGAATACTCGAAACAGGTGGTTTGATGATGCTGAAGGTGTTATCCTCTCTACAATCCTCACCGGTGAACAGGTCGTCAGCCTCTACCCAGAATTAGGCGAACAGGAGAATCCAGAAACGGGCGAAAAAGAAACTGGTATCATACAAGACCTTGAGACTTATATGGAAGAAGATTATCCCGGTGCAATGAATAACAATAGTAAGAAGGTCTTCACCCCAGCAGAAGCTCAGGATTTAGATTATTTTGAAAGACAGAAATATCAAATCTTAGAGAGGTTCTATAAAATTAAGGTTGATTTTTACCGTGTTATTGATATGCAGACTGGCGAAGAAGTTATATTTATAGACGAGGAGTATCAAGAATTTATAGAGAATAACAGGGAGCAGGTAGAGGCAAGTCAGTATGAGGTTATACCGGTTAAACAAACACGGGTTAAAGTGTGTGCTTCTATTGGTCAAATTGTTTTATATGAATCAGTATTAAATACCGACCACTATCCAGTTGTTCCGCTTCCAAATATTTTTACAGAGACCCCCTATCCAAAATCAGATGTGTCTCGCGCCAGACCAATGCAGCGCTTACTTAATAAGCTTTGGTCATTGGCTCTTTCCCACGCTCAAGCCTCGGGTGGATTAAAACTATTGGTGCCTTTAGGCAGTGTGGAAGATTTAGGACAGTTAGAAAGAGACTGGGCTAACCCCAATGCGGTTATAGAAGTAGATTCTACACAGGGAGAGCCACATTTTCCAGCCCCGCAGCCATTAGCTGGAGAGTTCTATAAGCTAATTCAGCAGTGTGAGTTTTATATTGACTTTACTTTTGGCTTACCGGAGATGATGCACGGCTTTGCAGAGAAGGCGCCAGAGACAGTAAAGGGTACAGAGAGAATGATTGCCCTTGGAACTGAAAGACCAAAGTCTAAACTAAGAGACATTGAATTTAGTATCAATAGACTGGGACAGGTGTTATATAATTTAGCTAAAGGTCATTATACTTATAAAAAGATGTTCCGTTTAAATAATGCCAACAATGACATGACCGAAGCTATGGTTAATTATTATGATGATAAAACTGGCGCTATATTAGATATTAAAAAAGAACGACACAATTTAGGACAACATGATTTAAGAATTGAACCGGGTTCTACATTGCCAACTAATAAGTGGGCAGAGCTTGGTGTTTACATGGAGGCATACCAAATGGGTATCGTTGATAAGGTAGAAGTCTTAAAGAAGAATCCAGAAATATTTGATAAAGAAGCTATCCTACGCCGAACCGATGAGAAGAATCAGCTCATGCAGCAGGTTCAGGCTATGGATGAAAAAATAAAGAATTTGGAGGGAGACCTCCAGACTGCCCAAAGGGAGTCTGTGCACGATAGAAAACGGGTTGAGGTTGAGAAATTTAAATCTCGACTCGCAGATGTTGCATCAGACGCCAAAGCTGACAGAAGAGTTCAGTTAAATAATCTACAAACAAAGGTGAAGCTCGAAGCGGAGAAATTAGCAAATGTCAGAGCAGATGCTAGTTCAGCTCCAGAAGCTTAGAGACATCTAAAGGAGACAAAATGGACAATACACAGACAGAGGCCCTACCCGTAGCTGACGGTTTAGTTGACAGTGGCCCAGATATCGTTGAAGAAGTAAGAGCAGAAGCGGACGGACAGTATGTAGAATCTCCCGAATCGCAAGAACCGGTTGATTTTTCAGCGCCAGAAGTAGAGGTGCAACAGGAAATTATTCCAGAGAATGAGTGGGAAGTTGAAGCCCGCAAATTCCAGTCATTGTATGACAGAACCCAAGCGGAGAATGAAAAGCTTAGAAGGCTTGAACCTCTGGGGGATTTGTTAGAATCAAGACCTGACCTCGTTGACGTTTTACAGAAAAACATAAATGGACAGCCACAGCAACAGCCGCAGCAAGAAGCTCAGCAAGGTTTACCTGCTGAGGATTTTAACCCTTGGGATGCTTACTATAATGCAGAATCACCATCATTTAAATTCAGAATGAACCAAGATGTTCAGCTGATGAATAATGTGGTGAGCAATGCGTTGGGTGAGCAGAAACGACAAATGACAGAGGAGATAACATACAACAATACTGTGAATGAGTTGCGTAACACATATAAGTTTTCGGACAATGATGTTCAAGAGTTTATGGGCTTTGTTACCCAACCCAAAGAGCGGGTTGGCTTATCGAATCTGGTAAAGCTATATAGGGACGTTAATAAAAAAGGTAACGCCCCTGAAACGGCACAAGCGGTGAGAGCCGCTCAAAACCAGCCACGTACAGCTGGAGTCCTCCAAGGAGGTTCTCCAAGTTCTCCCAAAACTGAAGAAAATAAGGTATGGGATAACATTGTAAACGCTGGTAGTCGTAATAGCGTACTTTAAACAATAAACTGAGGAAGGATATATAATATGGCAACATATAATAATCCCGGCCCGTTGAAGTTTGGTGACCCCGGTGCGGTAATTGATAGTGTGATACCATCAAGGCGGCTATATAATTTCAGTGATAGAATCGCTGATTTAGCTCCTGATGAGTCTCCGTTTTTTGTTTACCTATCTAAAGTCGCTAAAGTTCCAACGGACGACCCGCAGTTCCGATGGTTAAAAGACCGTAATAAAATCCAAATGGCGGACAGAACTTTTGCACTTGATGCATCTCATACTGTTCCAGCCGCAGGTAGCACGCTAACCTATACCGTTGATGACGGTGCAGGCGCAGCTCCTGATTGGATTATTAAAGGCATGGTATTTGCAGTTGGCGAAAAAAATGCGAGCACGAATGAACCCGAGACAGCTATTGTTCGGGTTGAGTCTGCTCCAGTCGCTGGAAGCACAGAAACCACCTTTACTGGTCGTACAATTTCCGCAGCAACTGGCAGTACTACTGCTGTTGTTGATGGTGAAAAGTGTACAGTCATTGGAAGTGCATTTGAAGAAGGTTCAGGTTCCCCAGATTCTTGGTCTCGTGAATTAGATAATGGTAATGGGTATTGTCAGATTTTTAAGACAGCCTGTGAACTTACTAATACTGCAAGGGCTACGGTTTACCGCGGCTATTCCAGTGAGTGGGACAGAATTTGGAATCTGAAACTTCGCGAACATAAAGTGGACATCGAAAGAGCAATGCTTTTTGGAAACTCCGCAAGTCAAAGTGGAATCAACTATACCGATGGTATTGTTGGTCACATTATCAAAAACTCACAGTCTCAGATTACCGGAGCATCAGCTCAGGTATCATATACTGAGGATAAAGGTTATTTTACAACTCGTACAGATGCTGAAACAACTTACGATGTTATCTTAAAAGACCTTGAAGTGATTTTTGACCCGGCTCGTGGTGGTAGTTCATCAAAGCTTGCGCTTTGTTCACTCCCTGTTATTTCATTCTTTAACAAGATGGCAAGCTCATCTACTTTCCTATCAAGTGCTTACTCTGCTGCAAATCCGATGATGTCGCAAGCGAGTGGTTCTTATGGGCATAAAGTAATGAAGGTTGAAACTATCCATGGTGATTTGACGTTAGTAAAAGAACCTCTATTTAGAGGCCATGCAGCGCCATATATGTGTTTAGTTGACCTTGATAACGTAGCTTATCGTCCATTAGTCGGCAATGGGGTAAATAGAGATACACACATTCAAACGAATGTACAGTCAGCTGATGAAGATTTACGTAAAGACATGGTTCTTACCGAAGCAGGTCTTGAAGTTTCTCTTCCTGAAGCTCATGCTCTATTTAACTTTGAGTCGAATTAATAGGAGGTATGAATAATGAGAAGTGCTTTTTTAGAACAAAATAGTGGCGTATCCGCTGGAGTAAAGAAAAAAGTTGAAAACGTTACCGTAGCTAGAACATTAACAAACGACGATAGTGGAAAAGTATTTATGCTTGATTCCGCTGGCGGAGCTTATTCTATCACACTCCCAACTTCTTTAGAAGATGGGGTATACTATAAATTTGTAGTTGGTGAAGAAACTCCAACTGGTGCTATTACAATAGCAGCCGGTAGCGCTATTGTTAGCTTGGTAATGAAAGATGCTGGAGGCGATGCTTCCAACTCAACCGTAGGTACTCAAATTTCCAATATTGTAATTGGAACGAGTGCTGAAAAGGGCGATTATATTGATATGATGGCTGCTGGAGACGAGTGGGTTGCAGAGTGTTTATCTGGTATTAATAACGCTGTTACTACTTCATAACCCGAATAAATAAGGGTAAACAGATTTGGATTCTGTGGGGGCTTTCAATAAAAGTTAGCCCCCGAATATCCTAAGAATTTAAAAAATTGGAGACAACATGGCTGTATATAGTAATGTAAAAGTACAAGTATTCATTCACCCCGGTAACCCCGGTATTGAGACTGGAGATGCAGGAACAATGGCAAGGGATATAAAAGATTACGTTGACACTTTAGATTCAACTAATAATAAAGTTCTATCTATTACGCATACCCAGTTAAATGGTGACAGAATACTAACTATGGTGGTTGGTGGGGCTTAATGTCCTGTCAGCATTGTAGTAAAGACAACTCAGAGGGCTGGTTCTATTGCCGTGTTTGCGGTAAGAGGGCCAATAAACCTTTGTTTAGCCCTGCTATCATAATAAGAGAAGCGGGGTTTGCTACAGCTATTAGGAAAGACCAGATTGATTTTCAGGTAACGACTATGGGAGAAGACATAGAATCAAGAGGAGGTGAAGTCCGTGGCAACGTTTGAAGAGCAAGTAGAAGGACTTACAAGTCTATCTATAGATGGTAGTAGCGCACCTACTCAAACTGAACTGACACAATTCTTGACTGACGGCGCATCTGAGGTTATTAATGCAATGCCTAGGCGATTGAAATTATTGTGTGCTACTGAAGATACGTTTACAAGCGCAGCGGTTGGAAGTGAACCGGAACCATTAACATCGGGACAGGTTCTTTCAGTTATTAGAATTGATGGTGCTGGAACATATCAACCATGCAGAGAAATACCATCCTCCCTAAGAGGCCGAGCGTCTGATTCAGATGATATGAATGCGGCAACTACTACAGACCCAGTATATTATATTTATAACGGGAGGGTTAATGCTTTGCCGACAAGTGGTTCTTGTAAGTACTTGGAAGTGAATAAACCAACTGTAGCGTTTGGTGATGACTCAATGGACGATTCTTTGACTGCGTTTCCATTAGAATATGAATATTTAATACCGTTATACGCATCTATGAAGTCGTTACAAAATGCAATGGGTAATAAAACTTCAGATTTACCATCTGACATTACATTCCCATCAATACCAGTAGCTCCATCGACCCCATCGTTTGACACTGGTGCTATTAGTGTTAGTTCTTCCGCTCCAACATATACATCACCTGTATTTTCAGCGCCAACATTGGCAAGCGTGGGTGATTTAACATTACCTGTTACGCCTACAGTTCCAACCTTATCAGCACAATCTGTGACAATTACAGGTACTGCTCCAACATACGTTAAACCTACCTCACCATCTCAAACAGCTTTTAATGATTATTGGGTAATAGGTGATTTTCCAGATAGTGACCCGGGAGCTTTAGCCGTAACTGCCGTAGCTCCATCAGTGCCTTCGATAGGCGCCGCCAGCGTAACAATCACTGGAACTGCGCCTACTTATGTTGGCCCTTCGTATAGTAAAATTGATACATATATTGATACCGATGAGGATGTAGAGTTAGCTCAGGCTAAGTTGCAGGAAGTAAGTGGTCAGGTACAGGATTCTTTAAATAGGTTTAATGATGATAATGTTGAGTATCAGGCAAAATTACAAAAAGATATACAAGACGCACAGTTAACCGATTCTAACGAAGCCAAAAAGCTACAGAAGTATTCTGCTGAACTTCAGAATTATCAAGCAAATGTATCTAAAGAAGTTCAGGAGTATCAACAAAAATTATCACGTTATCAATTAGAGTTAGGAACAGTTTATCAAGCATGGGCAAAAACAGAATCAGATAATTTATCAAAATATCAGGCTGACATTCAGAATGAATTAAATACTTTTAATGATTCTAACGTGGAGTATCAAGCCAAGCTTCAAAAGGACATTCAAGATGCTCAATTGAGTGACACTAACGAAGCTCGTAAACTTCAAAAATATTCCAGTGAAGTACAGACTTATAGCGCTGAAGTAAGCGCAAGGGTTCAAGAATGGGTTAATGAAGAGTGGACTCAAAATTTTCAGAAGTATCAACAGGATTATAGTGGAAAACTGCAAGAGCATGGTAGTAACCTTCAAGACGCCTTGAACAAATTTAATAAAGAAAATACTGTATTTCAGAATGAACTACAGGAACAAATACAGGAAGCTAACAATCAACAGACTAAGGATTCCGCAGAGTATTCTGCTAAATTACAAAAATATTCTAATGAGATGCAGAGTTACGCAGCTGAAGTTAGTAAGTCTGTGCAGGATTTTAGCACAAAATTACAAAAACATACTACGGATTATGGGTGGCTGCAAAGCCAGTATCAACAATTATCTGCTGATTACCAACGTGGTATACAATTATTAAGAGGTGGCCCTGCGCCACAATAATAGGAGATAAAATATGGCAGACCATATAAAGTTCGCAGTATCTGTTGATGTAGTAGATGAATATACTGAGACAGTTGCTTATACTAATGACCAAAGTAACCATTTGGGTAGTGATGTAGCAAGTACTAGATATGTCCATCAAAAAGATGTTAAAGGCTCCATAGGAGGAAGTGTTACAGCCATAAGTACTGCGACTGGAGGTATAGAACATGGAGGAACAGTTACTAATTTTTCTTCAGGGACACCGACATATACAGCGTGTGCAGCCGATGGGACAAAACAGCTCGTAGGAGCTGAAAATCTTTTATATGATGGAATGTTTATAAAACATACAGGATTTACGTCAACAGATTTCGACACTGTAACTTATCAATATTTAGCAGTATTCGTGGAACATAGTTCTGGTAATTACACATTGATAGCTAGTATACCCTCAGGAGGGTGTATGTTTCTACCTCACACACCTGCGTTGGGAAGCAATATGGGATATTATGTGGCAGCTTCTAACAATGTAGCTGGAGGTACAGGTTCTAGTAGTATAGTTTTAGCACAGTTAGTAACAGTCACTTAAATGACAGTATTAAAAGCAATGGAAATAGTTAATAATGGCTAAAACTTTAGTAACATTACCCACTTCTCCATCTTTTACATTGGTAGCGTTGAATACATCACCGTCATGCACGTTAGTGACGTTGGATACATCCACAACTTGGGTGTTACCCGGTAGTTGGCCTGATATGACAGTTAATGATTGGGAAGATGAAACCAGAACATGGCAACAAATTGGATTATTAGGAAAGGATTCTGATTAATGGCTGTCCATAGCTTAACAGTAAAAAAGATTATATCAAGGGTCAGACAGGCTTTTCCAAATGCCCCAGAGAATTATATTATGAATCTTGTAAATGAAGCTATTGTTGAACTTGGTAAATACGCTACGAAAATAGAGTACGCCAAGGCAACGACAGTAGCAGACCAGCAATGGTACACATTGAGTGATGCTAACGCTGGTGTAGAGATAAACAAAGTATATAGGGTAGACTTTATGGACTCAAGTGGCACTTATGTAAAGATACCTAGATTAGTAAATAACGAGATACCAACAATGGATATAGACTAATGGCAAGCACATATAAATACCCTGAGGATTATATATCATGGTTTATTAAAGGTAATCACCTAGCTATCGTTACCTTAAAGGGTGATGATGGTACCAGTACTCATTCAAAGTACGGGCAATACAAGCCGATAGATGAAGCAGTAACTAATGGTATCTTAATTCATTACCAAGCAGAGCCAAATGCAGTTTCTGCCATTACTGACACGCCGGATGTTGACAATGTATTTCATACCTGTATTATAGACTATGTTAAGGCGAGGCTGTATCAAGATAAAGCCGGTTCTTCTATGGATGCCAACATTTCTGGTGTGAGTATGAACCTTGCTGCCATGCATGATGGTAAGTGGAATGAGGCCGTCAAGAAACATGGAATGCAAAAACGAGACAAGACTGGTGGCGATAGGCGCGTTTCTATGCCAGACTTTACATAAAAATTAGGAAAGAATTATGGCTAACGGAATTAAATATCAAGCTCACGAAATACTAAACAAGGTTTTAAATACCGCAGAAACCGGACTGCAAGTAGATATTGTAGCTGGTGCAGAATATGCAGAGGATGCGGCGCATACAAGTGCAGATACAGGTAATTTTGTATTAGGTGTACGAAATGACACATTAGCAGCTTTAGGTGGAACAGATGGAGACTATGTACCATTTCAAATGAATGCTTCAGGAGCTTTGTTTGTAGAGGTGTCTTCATCATCAGGAGATGATTCAATCTATGTAGATGATGCAGATTGGACAGATAGTACATCTAAGCACACATTAGTAGGTGGTTTATATCAATCATCACCTCAATCTATAACAGACGGAGATACTGGGCCATTACAGGTTAATGCAAATGGTAATTTAATTGTTGATTTATCAGCTACTGATAACGCAGTATTAGATGCGATGGTAGTTGATTTAGCAGCTATGGAAGTTGATTTAGCAGCTATTGAAGTTCTTTTGACAGCAGCAAACGTAGACCATGCTGCAAATGAAGCTTTACTTACTACTATAGATGCAGATACAGGAGCAATCAAAACTGCTGTAGAGACTATAGATAATGCAATTA